CATTTTGATTAGGAGTAAATGTAGCTGTATAAACCGTACCACTTCCTGTAACTGCAGACAATGTACCTCCAGTAACACTAATATCCGCATACTCAAACCCAGTTATTGGTTCAGACGAAGTGAATGTTAATTCTATGGGTGAAATATTGGTTATTGAACCACTGGTAACATTTGATGATATATCCATGGTAGGTGGAACACTATCAAAAGTAAAAGCATATTGCGTTGCGGCAGTATTACCATTTCCAGCAGCATCAGTAAAAGCACCTGCCGGAACATTAATTTCACATTCAACTGGACCTGAACCGATTGGAGTAAATACGGCGTTGTAAACCGTTGCGCTGATAGCCGTAAAAGAAGATGCTAATGTACCATTAGTAAGACTAATATCCCCTACCAAAAAATTGTTTGTTGGTTTAGAGGAAGTGAATGTTAATTCTATGGGTGAAATATTTGTCATTGAACCACTGGTAACGTTTGATGATATTTCCATTGTAGGTCGAACACTATCATAAGTAAAAGTAAATTGCGTCGCGAGATTATTAAGATTCGTTGCCGCATCGGTGTAAGCACCTGCTAGAACATCAATTGTACATGCAACTGGACCTGGACCGGTTGGAGTAAATGTGGCGGTATAAACCGTTGGGCTGCTAGAAGCAAAATTACTTAATGTACCATTAGTAACACTAATACCGCCTTCCCCAAAATTGTTTGTTGCTTCCGTGGAAGTGAATCTTAATTCAATGGGGGTAACATTGGTGGTTGACCCACTGGCAACACCAGATGTTGATATTATGTCCATGTTAGGTGAAAAACTATCAAAAGTCCAAGTAAATGTGCTTGAAGCGGTATTGCCATTTCCAGCAGCATCGGTGAATTTATTAGCGGCAACACTAATTGTACATGCACCTTGACCGGTTGGAGTAAATATTGCTTTATAAACCGTATCGCTGATATACGTAAGAGGCGTTGATAATGTACCATTATTAACAGTAATATCCTCTTTAATAAAATTGGTTGTTGGTTTAGAGGAAGTGAATGTTAATTCTATGGTTGCATTATTGGTGGTTGCATTATTGGCAACGTTTGCTGTTATGTCCATGGTAGGCGGAACACTATCATAAGTAAATGCAAATTGCGTCGCGAGATTGTTAAGATTCGTTGCCGCATCGGTGTAAGCACCTGCTAGAACATCAATTGTACATGCAACTGGACCTGGACCAGTTGGAGTAAATGTGGCGGTATAAACAGTTGGACTGCTAGAAGCAAAATTACTTAATGTACCATTAGTAAAGCTAATATCCCCTTCCCCAAAATTGTTTGTTGCTTCCGTGGAAGTGAATCTTAATTCAATGGGTATAATATTAGTGGTTGACCCATGGGTAACGCCGAGTGTTGTTGATGATATGTCCATGCTAGGTGAAACATTATCAAAAGTCCAAGTAAATATGTTTGAAGCAGCATTATTATTTCCAACAGCATCGATGTAAGCATCTGCTGGAACATTAATTGTATGTGCACCCTGACCTCCTTGAGTAAATGTGGCAGTATAAACAGTTCCGCTTCCATCAAACCCAGTTAAACTACCTTTATTAAAACTAATGTCCTCTTTAATAAAGTTATTTGTTGGTTTAGAGGAAGTGAATTTTAATGCTATGGTTTCATTTTTGGTGGTTGAACCACTTGTAACGCCGAGTGTTGTTGATGATATCTCCATGGTAGGTAAAACACTATCATAAGTCCAATTAAATGATGATGCAACAGTATTAGAATTTCCAGAAGCATCGATGTAAGCATTTACCGGAACATTAATTATATGTACGCCCTCACCGCCTTGAGTAAACATGGCAGTATAAACAGAACCACTTCCATCAAACGAAGATAAACTACCTTTATTAAAACTAATATCACCTTCCTGAAAACCAGTTATTGTTTCAGTGGCAGTGAATGTTAATGGTATGGATGCAATATTGGAAGTTGAACCGCTGGCAATTGTTGATGTTATGGTCATACTAGGTGCAGCATCAAAAGTAAAAGTAAATGTGTTTGAAGCGGCATTATTTAGACCACCAGCAGTGAAAACATTTGCTGGAACATTAATTGTACATACACCTTGACCATTTGGAGTAAATATGGCATTATAAACCGTACCACTTCCAGCAAAAGAAGAATTTAATGAACCATTATTAAGACTAATATCCCCTACCACAAAATCACTTGTTGATGCAGAGGAAGTGAATCTTAATGCTATGGTTGTATTATTGGTGGTTGAACCACTGGTAACACCAGCGGTGGTTGATGTTATCGTAATGCTAGGTGGTGGAAGAACAAAATCTACACTATTATTTCCAAAAAAAAATTGGCTTGTGCCAATAAAATAGGTTAAATTACCATTAATTGTTTGTTGTTGTTTTATGGTGACAGTAAGACTGGAAGAAGTGTTAGCGAAAGCATTAGTATTAATAGTTGTGACTGAGGCAGGAATGTTTATGGATGTTAACCTAGTGCAATACCGGAAACAATCAGTACCAATAGATGTGACCGATGTACCAATCGTCACTGAAGTTAAACCACTGCAATTGCTGAAAGCATTAAAACTAATACTCATGACAGAGTTAGGAATCGTAACTGACATGAAATTTATATTGTTGCAATAGTTGAAAGCATAACTACCAATAGCCGTGACCGATGTACCAATCGTCACTGACGTTAAACTACCGCAATACTCGAATGTATTCACACTAATAGTTGTGACAGAGTTAGGAATCGTGACGGATGTTAATTTAAAGCATTCAGCGAAAGAATACATACCCAAATATGTCAGCGCGGTAGGAAGGGCCGCGGTCGCTAAATTTGAGCATTTAGTGAAACAAGTATCACCAATAGACGTGACCGAGCTAGGAATTGCCACGGACGTTAAATTCGTGCAATTTTGGAAAGCACTAGTACTAATGGCTGTCACAGTATAACCATCTAGTGAATCAGGAATGGTAATTGCTCCACTTATACCGGTGGTGGCAGTTGTGGCATTACCCGGACCAGAACCAGTACCAAGTGATGCTCTGTTGGGGGAAGTTCCAGTTATAGTGTAGTTCCAATAATAACCGTTCACTTGGCTGGTGGTTGTTGGCATCGTTATATGATAATATTCGATAATAAATCTGCAACTTTATTCAATGAGACAATTTCGGTTAACAATTGATTTATCGGTGTAAATGTTCAAATGTGTAATATAGTATTCTCATTATGATATAATCAATATTTTAGGTATGATTATATGATAAATCCCAATAAAGTTCTGTATTATTTAACCCTATATCACTGCATGGTCATAATACATACATGTGCATTACGTTTTGGTGTAAAATTGAAATCGACCAGCATTGCTAAAATCTATCATATTATTCATTGACTATGTCAGCATTAAAAGTAGTTTCATCAAAGAAAGTTGCCTCGCAGAAGCCCGCTACAACGGAGTCTGCCGCGTTGGCTCAACAATACCAACAAAAAACCGATAAACAGCATATTTTGGACAATCCGGATACCTACATTGGGTCCGTCGAAAATGTGGATGCGTCTTTGTGGGTATATGACGAAACTGAAAACAAAATAGTCTTTCGCGATATTGAATACATCCCAGGATTGTATAAATTATTCGACGAAGGCATTGTAAACTGCAGGGACCACGTGATTCGTATGATTCAATCGACCATGCTAGAAAAACGGTTTGTTACGTATATTGAAACATCCATCGACGCTGACGGCACAATCACCATGTCAAACGATGGAAATGGTATTGATATTGCTAAACATCCGGAGAACAACCTATGGATTCCTGAGATGGTGTTTGGACATTTACGTACGTCTACAAATTACAATAAAGATGAAAAGCGCATTGTCGGCGGTAAGAATGGGTTTGGATTCAAACTTGTTCTTATTTGGTCTACATATGGTCGTGTTGAGACGGTTGACCATGTCCGCGGACTGAAGTACATTCAAGAATTTCACGACAATCTAGACCGCATTGATCCTCCTAAAATCACGAAAGTAGCGACCACATCCAAGTCGTATACCAAGGTGTCGTTTAAGCCCGATTACAAGCGATTTGGCGTGAACGGAATCACCCCAGATATGTTGGCCCTTTTGAAAAAGCGAATCTATGATATTGGAGCAATTACTGACCATTCTATTAAAAAAATCAAGGTGGTGTGCAATGATACCACAATTCCGGTTAAAAATTTCCAACAGTATATCGATTTGTATATCGGCAATAAAGAACAAACGAAGCGTGTGTATGAACAACCAGATGAGCGATGGGAGTATGCAGTTGCACTCTCGCCAAATCATGAGTTTATGCAGGTGTCGTTCGTTAACGGAATCTGTACATTCAAAGGAGGTAAGCATGTGGATTATATCACAGGGCAGCTTGTCAGGAAGCTATGTGACTATATCGAAAAGAAAAAGAAAATAAAAGTGAATGCAGCGGCAATCAAAGAACAGATTATATTGTTTTTGCGATGTGATATTGAAAATCCGTCATTCGATAGTCAAACCAAAGATTACATGAACACGCCTGCGAATAAGTTTGGCTCAGCATGTGTAGTCAGCGATGCGTTTGTCGAAAAGATTGCTAAGATGGGTGTGATGGACGTTGCATGTTCGTTGGTCGAAGCCAAAGAAAACAAGCTGGCAAAGAAGACAGACGGCGCGAAGACGAAGACAATCCGCGGAATTGCAAACTTCATCGATGCAAATTACAGCGGCACGACGAATTCCAAAGATTGCATCCTGATTTTGTGCGAGGGATTATCAGCTTTATCAGGTATTGTTTCTGGGTTATCGAGCGATGACAGAAATACAATTGGTATTTATCCGCTCAAAGGAAAGCTGCTGAATGTGCGCGGCGAACAAATAAAAAAAATCAGTGAAAATAAGGAGATTAGCGACATCAAGAAAATATTGGGTCTGGAAACTGGACGGTCGTATGACAACATGGCGGATGTTCACAAGCATCTTCGCTATGGAAAAATCATGTATATGACGGACCAGGATTTGGATGGGTCTCACATCAAAGGTTTGTGTTTGAATCTATTTCACAGCGAATGGGTATCTCTCACACGTATTCCTGGATTCTTGTCGTTTATGAATACGCCGATTTTGCGCGCAAAGAAGGGAGCCCAAACTCTTCTGTTCTACAATGACGGTGAATACAATACGTGGAAGAATGGCTTTGGAGAAGCGGGTCCGTCTGGTTGGACAATCAAATATTTTAAAGGATTGGGTACGTCTACATCCGCCGAATTCAAGGAATATTTTGCAAACAAAAAGGTGGTTGACTTTGTGTATTCCGGCGAAGTTAGCGATGATACAATCGATAAAATTTTCAACAAAAAGCGCACGGACGATAGAAAGACGTGGTTGGAGCAATATGATAAAAATGCGTATCTGGATACGAGTCATGCATCGGTAAAATATGAGCAATTTATCAATCATGAAATGATTCATTTCAGCACGTATGATTGTGCGCGTTCTATCCCGAACATGGTAGATGGCCTGAAGATTTCACTGCGAAAGATTTTGTATTCCGCATTTAAGAGGAAGCTTACCAGCGAAATCAAAGTGGCCCAGTTTTCCGGATATGTATCAGAACATAGTGCATATCATCATGGTGAGGCGAGTTTGAACGGAGCAATTGTAAACATGGCACAAAATTACGTCGGTTCAAACAACGTAAATCTGTTAGAACCCAATGGACAGTTTGGCACACGGTTGCATGGCGGAGATGATAGTGCATCTGAGAGATATATCTTTACACAGCTCAATACATTGACTCGCAGTATATTTCCCGAGGCGGATGATGCAGTGTTGAGTTATTTAAATGACGATGGAACGGTCGTAGAACCCGAGTATTATGTGCCGATTATTCCATTTGCATTGATGAATGGGATTTCTGGTATTGGTACAGGATTTTCGTGTAGTATTCCTTCATATAATCCGTTGACTATCATTGATTATTTACAGAATCGGTTGGCGAATAAATCGAACGCACACCTCGAGTTCGTTCCGTATTATGAGGGGTTTACCGGAAAGGTAACTCGCGTTGCGGATAAGAAATTCTTAGTGAAGGGTGTTTATGAAAAAATCGGCGATGATAAGATTCGCATCACCGATTTGCCCATCGGTACGTGGACAATGCCATACATTACATTTTTAGAAACATTGATGGATGGTGCAGTAAACGCAAAGACTGGCAAACGTAGTGCACCGTCAATTAAAGATTTCACATCGGTCTGTACAGAAGTCGCGGTTGATATTACAATCGTCTTCCAGCGCGATGTATTGGGCGAGTTGGAAGCCGAGATAGATGATAATGGTTGCAACGGGGTCGAGAAGTTGTTGAAACTGACGACAACAATCAGTACTACCAACATGCATATGTTTAACCAGGACTGTCGATTACATAAATATGAGAATGTGGAAGAAATCATCGATGAATTCTACGGGGTTAGAATGAAGATGTATGAGAAGAGAAAGGCGTATTTAGTGCAGAATATGGAACAGCGTCTTGTCAGGTTGTCAAATCGTGCACGTTATATTCAAGAAACATTAAAGGGTTCAGTGGATTTACGTCGTAAGACTTCTGCCCAAGTAAACGAACTGATGACCACCATGAACTTCACCAAAATCGAGGGAGACTATAAATATTTGATAAAGATGCCAATGGATTCGGTGACAGACGAAAATGTGTCATCGATTATGAAAGAAAAAGCAGATACTGAACATGAGTTGTCGGTGTTGAGAAACACAACACTCGAACAGATATGGGCAGGTGAATTGAGCACACTGAGAGGCCATTACAGTGTATATAAGCAAAAGCGCGAAAAGATTCAAATGGGTCAAAGTAAAGAAAACCAAACAAAAAAGGTAGGTAAGGCATTGAAGCTAAAGAAGTAAAACCACATTAGGGCATCAGCACTGTATATATTGTAATATTTTTTTACACCCATTGCTTCAACTCCAACTGTTTGTATTCACGGTCGCTCTGTCTCGGTAGTTCAAGTGGAACAACCAATGTGCTCTGGTCTTCACAGTATTTCATGTAACCAACTGCTTCGTTATATACAGATGGTACTGCATAGTCAAGAACCAACTTATTTAAGCGAGTGACTTCTTTTTTAATATTGTTCATATCATATTCAGCATACTGCAGAAAAATACTACGCATAATAACCTTTAATGTATCTATATTTTGCGGAGCAATGATGTACTTGTCACCAGACATTTTATATACTCCCGCGCGTAGTCCATTTTGAACAATTTGAATGTTTTCCGCAGAAAAATAGACCGTCGCCAACATGTTCGACTCAATTTCGCCTGCAAGCGCGTCTCTATATTCACTCGTTTTATTTTTCACGGCGATACGTTCCTGCATTTTGAACTGCATTTCCGCGGACGGGGATTCCACTATATTGACTCTGCCATTATATGTGGATTGATTTAATATTTGATTATTTTGATAAATATCCACACTCGTCAAATTCATGTTGTTTGTATAATCTGTAATAAGAAATAAATATGCAAACGACTAAATATTTAGTAATATGAATGACCGGGTACTGAATATTTTATAACAATAGTGTATAATGGAGTGGTTCTATTTTGTAGTCATAGTTGTAGCTATTATTTTACTTATAATCATGTTAGCCTATATTGGTACTCGCATGGTAAGCAACCAAAAAACCGGAAATACATCATCCGTATTTCCGCCTGTCAAAAATAATTGTCCGGATTTATGGAAATCAAATATGATTGGCAAGACCGTGTCTTGTATTATACCGGCATCAACCGAAAGTAATGTGGGGGATTTATATACTAATGGTAAAGATGATAGCGTGAATTTTAATATCGGAGCTATATTAGGAACAGGGGCAGATAAGTCGGTAGTATTCTCTACTGATAATGCGAACACGCTTGGTATGAGCGGGGATTGTGCCAAGAAGAAATGGGCAAACACGCATGGCATTTTGTGGGATGGTATTTCTAATTATAATCAGTGTTAAGTGACGTGCATAGGATACGTTCTTACGTTACGTGCTTAGATACTATTAAACATAATGTAAACGATATTGTCGGTAGAAGATGTATAAAAAACATTTGTATGTAAGTTGTAATATAGTATATGTCATTCGATGCCATTTCATATTCGGTCACGTGCCGGATGGGTTCCATCGTTACAATTAACTCGTTCATGGAACCTGCAACACATGTTATACCTAAATTTATAACCCATACATATTTACATACTTCTGGGAATTCTGTAAATATAATGTAACTCTTTGCACTTAATGCAGAAATCGTCATACATTTATCTATGTGTCGAATACTTTGATTATTATATCCAGATTTGCAAAGTGTATACGTTCCGGATAAGCCGATTAGTAACATTGTTGTGCATGCATATTCATGAATCATCGATATATACACGCACTGCATTGTCCATATAGCCAAATAATATACGAATTTGGAAATGTGCGGCGGGCAAACTGGAAGGCCGTCGAACTGCATTGTAATAACTGGTATTGTTATTACAATTCTTATCACTATATTATTTTACAAATTTGATTACGTTGGGTGGCTCGGCAATGGAATATTCCAGTTTGGATAGGACGCATGGACGCTGAACTAAGACGTGTTCATATACTCCGCGGTCACCTTTTGTTTTTATGTCGAGTTGGCAATTCTTGTCGAGAACGACCATTGTATTTTCATTTTCTATTTTCGGTTCTCGCTTATCCATCTCCATGACCTCGTATTTTAACATGCGTAGATTTCTAGCTTCTGCACTGATTTGTTCGGCTTGTACGCGAACGGCCTGTGATAATAATTCATGGTTATTCGACTCTTTGTATTCTGCCAATAGTGCACGCACGGACTCGGTTAATTTAAATATTACCTCGTTTTTCTTCGTGATAAAATCGTCTTTCACCGGATTATTGTAGATTTCATTGTGACCAGTCGCCAGCTCATCATACACACCACTGTTAATATTGTATTCGTCGAGGTCTTTTTTGAATTCTGCAATGGATTGTTCCTCGCTAATATAGCTAAAGAGCACGTCAAGTTTATCGCATATTATTTTTTGCTTCGCCACCTCGATTTCCGTTTTAAATTCCGCAATGGAATCCTGATATCTCGAGAAAGCACCATTGTATATTTGAATGTCCAGATTGCACGGGTTTCGTTTGTCACCACAAATGGCAACATATTTATTGTTTTGTATTAGAAATTGTGTCCCCACTGGCCGTTTGCATTTTACACAAGGCACTTTGATTGCGTTCGCTGAATTGCGACCCATTCTTTTAGTGGGGGCTTTTTCATACACGGTGCGTTTTGCCTTGTTCAAATCCTTTTCATACGACGCTTTCATCTTAAAGTATTCGTTCAGTGCGTCCACATATGTCTTGTTGCGTTTCTGGTCTGCATCATCGGCATTTCGAGTGGCGGTCGGGTTCCCGGCGGCATTGCGAAACTCAATACTCGGTGTATTTTCCATGATAAAATCACTTACTCCTTCCGGAAAATCGTATATGATATGAACATTTGTATTCGATATATGGAGAACCTGCAGATTTTTCACATTGCCCAAATATAATGTATCTAATAATGAGTTGTTTTCACAGTGTATTTCCTGAATCAATTCCGGCAAATCGGCCAATTTCGCGAGTCTGTTTGATGAACATTGGAGAACCTGTAGATTTTTTAAATAATCTATTTGTAATACCTCAATATAGTTGTTATTTACATTCAAATATTCTAGAGACTCTGGTAGGTTCTCCAATGCAGTCAACAAGTTGTTGTTGCATGTGAGCTTTTTTATTCCGGCAGGTAGATTTGTTATACTTGTAACGTCTCCTTCCTTAATAACAATCTCGCGCAACAATCCAAACCCGAGTTCTTTGACAATAGTGAAATCTAAATCTCCATGTAAAGATTCCTTAAACTCAAGAATCTCAATGCGTTTGTTTGTTTTTTCGAGAACATTGCGTATTTGAATATTTCCTGTATTATTTTGGGTTATAATCTGTTCCCTTTGTTCGCGAATGATATTCATATGATGGGCGTATATATAGTATAATAATAATATATATATTATCGTTGAATAAACGGTAAATCTGTTATATATGACGAGTTCTGTTCTTTCTTCTGTTTGGTTTCTTCTTGATAATATCGAATCTTTGACACCACATATTCCTGGTCCTTCAACATTTTTTGGTGTCGGTCATATTCATTCGGTTTGTTTGTATAACAATAATACAATGTATACCCGACGATTAATGCGAACACCAAGAGAACCGATATATTGAGAACATAATAATAGAAATTCACCCGGGTTTCATGACATCTTTGTAACGTTTGTTGTAAATAATAACTGGCACTATTCTCAATTAATTGAGGAAAGCTCATGTATTCGTTGAACGGATTAAGTATATAATATATTTGTATGATTATATTATCACATATACGCTAAATAATAGAGAACCGAATAATAACAAAAGATGGCCAACAACAAAATAACGAGCCATATGGGGAACACCGTCTTATGTAAATAGCCAACACCGAATTCACGGAACCCACCATCTTCCGTATACAACATCGTTGGTTGATTGTAATGAATCGTAAATGCAAAAAACACAAACATCAAAACGGCGATATTGACCTTATTGTTATGCACAAATGCCTTCATAGTATCCATATTTGTCTTTATTTATAATATAATACGGGAATATTATATTATCGCACATTTTATTCACTTAATATATTCAAAAAATAATAATATATGTATATTCCATAGTATAAAATGTCTTACATGAGAGCCCAACGTAGACAGGTGAACCGTAATGTTATGTACGATGTTCGCCTTGCAAATTTTACCAATCCGCACATTCGTTATGGCGATTTGCATGTTGACCGAAATCAAACTATTGGAGGTAATTTAGATGTTAGTGGAAATCTTACGATTGGCGGAGATATGCGCGCGCGCAACTATTATGCGAGTGGTAACTATTATTTAGATAATTATGTGTTAATACCTGCTGGTACCATTATTCAATCTGCTGCAATCAACGAACCCGCTGGATGGTTGGATTGCGATGGACGAACATTAACGGTGGCTGTGTATGCGGATTTATTTAGGGCGATTGGGTATACATATAGTATTGGTGTGTATAGCGGTGCGGATTTAAGTTTCAATATTCCTGATATGCGAGGGCGTGTGGGCATTGGTGCAGGTGATGGTACTGGTCCAGCGCTAACTGCAAGAAGTTTAGGCGCAACTGGCGGTGCAGAAACTCACACATTGACTGTGAGTGAACTGCCTGCACATAGTCATTCTTCAAATGCCAATGGTTATAATTTAAATGATGGCATTAATGATGCTGGTTTAGTAAAACACGTTCCGGGTATTGACAATACTGGTGCTAGCGGGCTTGACCAAACTGCGGGTGAACCAAGTTTATTTCAATCACCAATAGCATTAACTATTAACAATACTGGTGGCAACCTCGCCCACAACAACATGCAACCCTTTTTGGTATTAAGATATTTAATCAAAGCTTAAGACATTATTGACGTGGCACTCAAAGCATATGTGTATAATGGATTCTTCAATGTATAATAAAAACTATAATATTTTTATTATATTTACTTACTACGACAAAATATCGATTTAATCATACGTTTCTTCCCGGTCTTCTTCATAATAAACGCCATCTGCATAGTCATCACCGAGGCCATGTATATCCATCGCTTCCATATCTTCTACATTATTTGCATCTGCCTCGTCTTCCTTTTCTATATCATAAATTTCTCGTCGCATTTCGTTCACTACATCATGCACGTTTCCTGCAACATCTTCCGTTAATTGAGCCAACATTTCACCGCGTTCTCGTGTATACGTCTCTTTATCATAATAAACCAACCCACGTTGTTGTCCAACATTCCACTTACCCAGACGATATTTCTTCATCAAATCTTCCGCCTTACGGTTCTCAATGCTCATGTTACCCAAGTAATCAATGAATCCCTTCTTCTCACGTTCTTTTGCCATGTTCACCTTCTTCATCACATCCGTATAAGAATAGTTGGTCTCTTTTTTGTTATTCATCTCGACTTGTAAATATGCATGCAATAGAGAGGCAACCTTTGTTTTCAAATCTACGTTCTCTGTATCTGTGTATATTTGCACTTCCGTCAAAACGTTCGAATCATCGTCTGTCGAGCTAGATGCAATTGCACCCATATTTGCAGGAACATCCATGACCGCGGTATTGTGTTCTCTACGTTTCATTTTCGCTTCTTGGTTCTCTGCACGAATAATATTTGGTTCATCACTTATGTTAATATACTCACATAGTAAGGTATACAAACAATGCGTAAACAGCAAATACAATGTTTCTTTTCCAAATAAGGAATAAAATGAAATCACCTGCTTCTCTCCTTTTTCATTGACAATTTCGCGCTGAATATCCGTTTGCACGGGAATGGATTTTATGAACAAATTCATATCAACCAACTGAGCCGACACTTCTTGCAATATGCGAATAATGGTGACATCACCGCGGAAGGTCTCAATCTTGCTATGATATTTATTTAAAAACGTCTCAATATCGGTAATGTGGTCATCGGCCAGACCCCAGTGTTGGGGTATGTATTTATACGCAGATGCGTTGTTGATTAGCAGTTCCGGATATACCTTTGAGAACATGACAATCAAGTTCTGTATATATTGTGTAACAACGTATAATCCATTATCATACGTATTTTCTTTTCCGGAACGGCGATTGTCGGCTGCCCAGCGAGAAATGTTTGCCAAAAAGTCGCGCAGATGTGCATATTCGGCATTCGACATATTTCCGTAATCATCGAAGAATTGCATAATCTTTCGGTACATGCGCTGGTTGCATGTTAGTAAATAATCTGTCAAATTGTCGTGTGCAACTGACGCAGTATCGTGCATTTGTTTAGGATTGTATTCATTTACTACGGAACGAAGATGGGTTCGTAAACGCTCGTCAAATACAGTAGAATCCACACGGTCCAAATGCTCAATAAATTCTTGTAGACCATGCACAACGTTAACTGGGTGGTCATATTCAAATGGAACAATATTTCGCTGATTAACAATCGTCATAAGTTGGTTTAATGTATCTACATTGTATTGTTTTCCGCTTCGCTTCATAAACTCCATCTTCTCCAAAATCGACCATGTGGATTTATATTGCGGTGGTTTTTCACTGCATATGGAAATTAAGTCGTCCGGAATAGGAAGTTTTTTATCGAAATTGCAATAATAAATGATCGCGGCGTAAATATTTTCTTCTAATCGGCCAGTTGGAATATCAGGATGGATTAATCGTGTCGATTCGGTGTGAAAAAACGATGGGCAATATGTGATTTCACGGATAGTTTGTTTAAAGTTAATCATGGCACGCACTTTTTGTAACAAAACCTTAATATTATTGTCTTGTTCGTTAAAATAAACCATGGGCTTTGTTAAATCAATCGAGTCATTGCAGCACGCATTTTCTAAAAAGGGCACTTGACTAGATGTTTGTAGCAACATGTCTTTATCTTTCACAATTTTATTTACGAGTTCGACCACTCCGTAACCAAATGCATTAATGCGACTAGTTAAAAGATATATCATATCATTTTGAGATGCATTTCCCTTCTTAATTGTCTCCAAAAGTTCTGTTTTAAAGTCGCCGGATATAGGTCGCAATGTATTCACAACCGAATAAGGCGTGACCGGTGGCATAAAATGGTGCCACTTCGAAATATTATGTTCTTCCGGGACAGCGATGTCTGGGTTCAATACCAAAAACTGGCGTTTGGTTGTATACATTTCCTCAATGTCGCTTCTTTTCATAATATAGTTCTCAAT